GAGCCCAAACCATTTTGCTGGTATTGGAATCAAAGTACGGAATACCCTTAATATCAGTGGGTTCCCAAAGGCTAAGACGAACGTCGATAACAGGAGCATTAAATTGCTCTGCAATCTGGTGAACAATGTCCGACTTACCAATACCCGGGGGACCCCAGAGGAAGATCGGACGCTTTTTAAGCATTGCATGACGAATGCTTGCTTTAGCCTTGTTCGGGCTAACAGTACGAGTAAGTTCTGACATGGAGTATTCCTTTCTGTGTTTCAGTGCCTATGTGTTAGTTATACAGCACGAAACACAGAAGGTCAACTACTTTTTTCCCATATGTTGAGATTTTTCATCCAAATGTAATCAGGCTTGTATAATTTGGGTATAGCGTGTTTAAAGTATTCAAGTACATCAAGAGGTGTTTCGTCCATTCTTGCAAAATGTTGAACAAATGACGGATGACGTTGATTGGTGAATCCAAAATACATATCCACATATTCCATTCTAACATAACAAGTGTTGTTGCAAATGTATTCATTATTAAAATTATATAACATTGACTGCAACGCAGTGTGTTCGTCATAATGGTGTCTTACGCGAAAATTTTCTAACCACTGTTTGGCATCAGCAACAGTCCAGTTTTTTATAGGTGGGATATCGTCCCACTCAAAAGAATAAAACCAACTTACCCATCTTTCGTACGGATCTCTAACAATTTTTATAATTGTGTAATCTTCAAAAGACTCTTTAGTAACTCTTCTTCTTTCCACCCATCCTACTGTTTTTAAAACACTTCTTACATGGTTGCTTCCGCATCTTGGCAGAACACAACACACCATCTTTTTTTCGTTATTTACTAATACATCCATTTGATAATTCGTTCTATAATGTTCTAGAACGTGTTAATGCTTTGTTTAATCCGTACTTGCGTACATCGCCACTAAACAATGCAAGTTCTACTGCTTTCTTTTCATTTGTTACAAGTATGCCATCTTTTGTTAAGTAATAAGGGCAATCAATAAATTTGTCTAAAAAAATAATTATTTGAGTTGTTAGTGGCATATCTTTTGGAAAAGGTATGTCATAAACTTTTAAATCAATTTTTTGTATAACTTCAAATCCGTCGTCTGTTAATCTTAAACCACTGTTGTCTTTTTGACGAGTGTTTTGCCACCACAGAGGTAAATGTTCAGTTATCGAATTATCAGAAGTACTTTTTCCAAGTTCTTGTAAAAATAACTTGGTGTAGACTTTTTTATTCATCTTCTACTTCTTCGCCTGTGGTTAATTTATAAACTGCAAAATCTGCGGTCTTAAACATCAAATTTAACTTACTTGCTAAATTAAATGCATGTCCAGGATTAGAAAAACTTGTTTTTTTATATTTTGGACCAGGATAACTTGTTAGACTATTAGAGCTTTTGAGATTAAAAGGCTTGCCTTTATAAAAGACAGCCCATACTGCTTCAGCATCTAGAACTTGTTCACACTTGTAAGTTCTACTATTTGTATACTCTAAAAGAACATTCGGTTTAGGTCTGCTCATTGCGTACTCCAATTATATACGCATATATTTATGACTTATGACCAGTTACCGCCGGCGTCCATTGATATTGTAATAGTTTCGTCGGAGGTTTTAGTGGAATATTCTTTTACAAATTTTTCCAGATCGCCGTTCATTCTACTCATAACAATACCCAAAGTAAATGCAAGGCTTTTTGCAACAGCAATATCTAATCGAACTTCTCTTGCATTGCTGGATTCTGCACCTTTAACCTGTTGTATAAATTGTGTTATAGGTGTTGTGTTAATTGGTTCTGTTGACATTGCTCAATGCAGCCTTCATTTCTAGTTCGGTCTTGAAAGGTCCGAGGTATTCGTTTCTTTCAATAGTAATCAGTTTTGGACAAAAACTTTTAAGCCAGTTAACATTAAATTTGATCAAGTAATAGCCAGCACAATAAACGCTTTTTGACTTTTCACTTTTTGTAAAAAGAGGTAATCTATGCACAATGTCGTACATACTGTTGTACGGTATACTGCGAGTAGGATATCCGTGTACACTAGTATCAGTTTTTGAATTTTCGTTTTGTGTAATTTTGGCAGTAAGAAAGTTTTTACCAAACTGTTTTTTTAATTGCTTCTCATCTTTGTAAAAACTAATCTCACCTTTGCGTGACAGGATAAAAGAATTTTCATCCTTTGTAAGTGTTCCTACACGCATACCTTGATCTTCGACTATCCAAAATCTATTCTCAAGAACTTCTTTTGCTGTAATTTGTTGTTTCACTTTTATTCCTTGGTGTATCTAGCGTTTAATGGCTCTGCATAGAGTGTGGCCTGATCTGCAATTTTTTGCATGTTCCATTTAGCACAAAACTTCATAAGTTTCATACCGACTTGACCGATGTCCTTGGGTTCAACACTATGAATACTAGTGTTTATAACTTCTCTAATATGTGTTGGCTGTGCCGATAGATCACAAAGTATAACGTTACGTTGATAGTCATCGATAACACGGTGTTCGACACCGTTGTGATCTACCCAACGCTGCAACATAAGATTATTCCAAGCAAAGCCTTTGCTTTTTTTATCAGCAAATGCTTCGGTAAGGCCTACTTTGTTTTTTGTACCTTTGACACGTACACCGGGATATGCGGAGAATACGTTGTCGCTGGTGTCGCCGCGCATACACTTTTCAAACAGCATCCATTCTGGGTCGGATGCAGTTTTAACAATGCCAGTCTTTTTATCTTTAATTGGCTTACCTTTGTCGTCAAAAAAGCCTTCGTGCGTGATAATCATATTTTGAACGCCATTGTACTGTTTCACTTTAGGTGAAATCAACTGTGCAAAGTCGCCATCTGTACTAATAATCACGTGACTGTCATTGGGATGATTTTGGATCCATCCAGCAATAAGGTCGTCTGCTTCAAGCACAGGATTCTGAAGTACAGTACAGTTGGTTTTATTAGTAACAAAGTCTTTAAACTCGTCAAAGATTTCCCAAAACACTTTGTCTTCTTCTGCTTCTCTTGGACTCATAGCATTACGAGTTTCTTGACGATTACGCTTGTATGGCTGATAAAAGTCTTTGCGCCAACTACGACCTTCAAGACAAAAGACAACGTGGTCGGCTTTAAAGTCTGTCCACGCTTTCTTAATGCTGTTAAATGTAATGTGTAGAGCCATGCCTACTTTTGTATCGATGTCGCCACGAACAACGTGTCGGGCACGAAAAAAAGTGTTAGCAGTGTCTACAAGAATGTAAGTTGTCATGATACTTCTGATTTGCCTTTTGCAATGGGTACTACATTAATATAGCCGGAACCGCGCTGTGTGTCAAGTCCTTCTGCATTCAACATTTGAAAAACAATGTCTCTAAACCAACGATCTACAATTTCTTCTTCAGGATCTGCTTCTGTACCATACCCATACAACATTAATTCTTTAATAAAGTATTCATTCCAGTCTAGTTCAAAAAACCCGTTGCGAATATTTTCTGGATTGATCTTGGTTTCAAGAACAGAAACGTAAGGCTCTTCTTTGCGAGTTGCACGATCTTTAGGAGAAAGACGTGCTAATTCTGCTTCTTCTTCGGCTTTTATTCTTTCAACTGTAAGTCGTTGTAATTCTTCTTCTTCTTTTATTCGTTTTGTTTCTGCTTCGATAGCAGCGGCTTCAATGGCTGCAACACCTGTTATTTTTTTGAGCCAATTTTTTACCATCCGATTTTCTCCCAAGGTACATCTTTGTCTCCAAAGTGTCCATATACACAATTTTTGCTATACTCGTGAAAGTTAAACAAATCAAATCTATCAATAATGCCTTTTGGACTTAGATCGATTTCGTTGCGAATAAAGCGTTCAATACTACGATTATGACCATTGCTGTCAATAAGAATACTAGTTGGCTGTTTAACACCGATAGCATAACTCAATTGAATGTTACACCAATCTGCCATTTCATCTGCTACTACGTTTTTAGCAAGCCAGCGAGCCATATATGCAGCACTGCGGTCTACTTTGGTAGGATCCTTGCCACTAAACGCACCACCACCGTGGGGAGCAAATCCACCGTAGGTATCAACAATAATCTTACGTCCAGTTACACCAGCATCGCCGTCTGGTCCACCGATAACAAAATTTCCAGTAGGATTGATGTGCCAAACAGTGCGTTCATCGATTAAATCTCCCAATACCTGTTTTACTGCATCACGAATTGGTGCCTTAACACTGTGATTAAACCCATCACGGTGCTGTTGACTAACAACAATTTGATCGATACGTTTAATGATACCTTCGCGCCTAGCACCATTATACTCAACACTTACTTGTGATTTAGCATCGGGCAACAAGAAATTATAGCCATCTAGTCGCATTGCTTTTAGTTTTTTCAAAATTTCATGACTGTAATGAATAGGTGCTGGCATCATGCTAGGTGTATGATTACAAGCATAACCAAACATAATGCCTTGATCACCGGCACCAAAATCGTCTGTGCCTAGAGCAATATCAGCACTTTGACTATGGATTTCATTGTAGATCTTTAGTCGATCCCAATGAAACCCATCTTGTTCATAGCCAATCTCTCGAACCTTATTGCGTACAATTTCGTTGACTTCGTCTTTGTTTAGATTAAAGTTCTTTACTTCGCCCGCCAACGTAACATGGTTGGTAGTTACAAGTGTTTCGACTGCAACACGAGTAGTAGTGTCACCTGCCTTTAACCCAGCATCAACGAGTGCGTCTGAGATTTGGTCTGCAACCTTATCCGGGTGTCCGTCGCTAACACTTTCGCTAGTAAAAATATAGTTCATAAATCTTTCCTTAAATTATTAAATTGTTCTTCGGTATGTATGCCTTTTGTGTAAGGTACAACTTTATCAAGTTCCCCAGGCATTTCCGAATAGGCTAATGTGGAGTCTTGGTGTGAACCGCCACCCTTTCGCCATAGCAAGCCGCGCAATCTCTTGAACGGTAAGGTTATAACCTTCTGTACGTCCGCCAACTGGCATAAGGTACACAGGGCATTCCACCCCCTCAGCACGATACGCTTCAACTGCTCTACCGACTTCTTCAACATCCACGTGATCAGCCACGACAAACTTAAGATATAGATCAGTACCAGCGATATCGTAGTACTGACGAGCAACGCTAGGCTTAATAGCATCAGACCAAGACTCTCCCGAAACGGATAACTTTGGACTGCAACTAAACGTTGTCTTAAATCTTGCACGAGTTCCAAGGTATTCTCTAAACTCATCATGCAACCATTGTGTAGTATTTGTTTCAAATGTAACATTTTTTAGATCCGCCATCTTTGGGTGTTCAAATAGTTCGATGTATAGTCGTTGCCATGCCAGCAGTGGCTCGCCGCCTGTCATAATAAGATGAACGTCCTGACCGTTATCCATAGTCCACTTGCCTTCGGGCAGTAAACCTAGCAAATGTTCAACAACTTCATCCACAGTTTTATCCATTACAAGGTGTCTAAATTCAGGATAGATGCTTGCATATGTATCGCAACCAGTATGCACCAACGGCAGGTCAGTAAATGTTTTGGTAGTTTCGTGAACACCGTCTTCAATAAGTTTTTGTACTTCGATATTGTAACGTCCTTTAGGAGTATCACGTGGCAATCCAAAATTCATGCAGCGAAAGTTACAACCAAAGGTACGTAGGAATACACTGGGTACTCCTACAAACTTGCCTTCGCCTTGTACACTGTAAAATGCTTCACTATAACGTAATTTCATTATCGTAGTAACTCCAGGCTCACGCACTTGCTGACATATTCAACTACATCTTTATCTTTTTCAACAATGTAAATACTTCTATCACTTCTATCA